AATATGGTATATGCATTACTATTTGGTTGTGTATTGTTTAGATTGATATTACCGATAACAACTTCATCGCTAGTAGCGTTATAAGTCATATTATCAACAGTATAATATTTTGCATTTGCTGCCAATGACCAACCATTGCAATTTACAGCATTACCTGTGCTATCTGTAAAATTTAATGGAAAAGTATATGCTTCACCCGTGTAGATTTCCAAGCACTGCATCTCTGTGCCTGCTATGGTCATCGTTTTTGCGCCGTTTAGTAATAGACTCATGTTCTTGTTTCCTATATATTATTTATTCTGGTCTGACTATATCATGACTTAGACCTTCACGATCTAGTCGTTGTTTGATTTTGTTACACATTTCATCATAGAACTTGCTATTTGATTGTTGGAAGATATTGTATTTTTTAGCAAAATCTATAAATTCTTCTAATGAAGAAGTTTTTATCATATCATCATAATCAATATTAGTTATAAATATTTTTTGCATTATCCTGCTCCTCTATTACGATATATGTTGAATACACAATATGATACTGTTACATTGGCTGAATTAGTAATATTTCTAATCATGTAACCTGCACCATCAACACTTGCACCAACTCCAAAAAGAGTTTGATTTTGGCTAATATAATAAGGTGTATTTGCTTTTAAATTTATACTTTGCATGGTATCTTCTCTACCATCATATGTGCTAGTAGTAGTAAATGTTATCATAGGATAAATTTGAATAGTTGCATCTACATCTGATACAAATTGAATAGTAGATTCTAAAAATAAATTTTCTCCAGAAGCAAAAGTATTACCTCCTAAATATTTGTATGTTAATACGTACCAATCCCAATCACCATCATATCTTCTTGCATTATTAGTTTGTGCTGGTGTCCACTGAGAGGTGCTACTTGCTACATAACCATTTGCAGTAGTAGCAGTATTTTGATAACTTGGATAATAATAATTAGTACCAGGATTAGTTCCTATTATATAAAATGGTACTTCCGCATTTGCTCTGGCAGTGACATCTACGGGTAATGTAACATTATAAGGTGAAAGAACATTAGTAATAACAAATGTAAGACCATCAACATATTGTGTTGATAATATGTTATTTGACATATTACTAAAATCAATAGTTGCAAGTGCTATTTTACCACCAGTGATAGTGTTATTAGTAATATTGTTGTTTACAATGGTATTATACTGTATCTGATTACCTGATATACCACCTGTATTGCTCATAGGATTGTAAGGTTGTATGTTAGCGCCAGCCCATGATACAGGTGAACTACTTCCACTGCGTGTGCCTGTATAATCGTTTCTTGCTACTGTTGACCAATAATATGTGCCTGCAGGAAGATCATTCACATCCATTTGAACATAGTTGTAAACAGTATTACCTGTATCACTATTTGTAAATGGTGTACCATCTGCATCTGAAACAGTTTTGTACAATCTATGTAACAATACATTGCTAGTATTACCATAATTGAAATCCATGTACTTGACTAGTCCCTGATCAGGAGTATAACTTTGTACTTGGAATCCTGTTACTATAGCATTGTTTGCTGTAAAACTTGTGATGATAGGTGTGCCTGGTGCGCTGATGATATTAGGATCGCTTAATCCTGTATTGAATGCAGGTATGTAATCTTCTACAGTATCGTCAGCATAAACTGTTGCATTGTATTCGAATGCACGGAAACTTGCAAATAAGTTACCATTGACATCTTTTTCTTCTATGACTTCACTGACACGGAACAACTTACCATCAGGGAAACCACCTGTTGCGTCCCAACCATATATTTCATGATATACACGTATCACATCGCCTGCTTCTACTTGTATACCACTATAGTCAGTACGGAAAGTGATGACTAGATCCTCACGGCTTTGATATATGCGTCTTGCCGCAAGATACTTTGCTTGTACTGCATTGTTGACCAATGGCAACGTGATGTTTAATCTATTGACTGCTTCATTTTGACTCAATAGACTTGGATTTGTATCGAACAAATCTATGATCTGATAATCTGTCTGATCTTTGACGTTAAAATTTGGATATGCGACTTCTACTTGGTTATATGTCTCATTCAAATCGATAGGACTGATCTCTATGCCACCAACAAGATTGCTACTATTGACGATGAACAAATCATTTGTTGTCTGAGCATCGGGTGCTTGAGTATATGCTTTATTGATGACAACTTTCCATTTACCTGTCAATTCGCTATATTGTAACCAACTGTCACAACTATCTACTAAAAATTGCAAATTGTCTAAGCAATTTCTTCCAGTATCTAATGGGCCGTTAATGCGATATCTTGCTTGTGTAGGTGAAGGACCACCTGACACTGAAATAGTTTGGCTACTATATGTGTTCAATGCATCAAGACTTGTTGTATCGATTTGTGCTAATGGAATAGCGCAACCATATCTTGTGTTAAGCATATAGTCTTTGATAGCACTGCCTGGTCTAAACACACCTGTGCTTTGTCCACTTTCTGTGTTTATAAGTTGTGCAGTCAATGCACCTAATCCAGTCGTGCCTGCGTCTGTATTATATTTTACTTTAACGATTGCGAATGCACAGTTAGTCATTTGATTGCTAACAGTCCATGCTTGACTTGCAGGTACACCATTAGCAACACTCAATACTTGTTGTGCTGTAAAAATACTATTTGTTGGTGTGCTACTACCATTGCTATACAAATAGATATCTAAATATCCATTAATTCTAGTGTCGCTTTGACTTGGTGTAGTGCTATTATTGATCAACGTTGTAACTGCACCATTAGTACCAAACTGCACTAATTTACCATCATAATAAATATCACCATAACTGATCTGTGAACCGGCGCTAGTATCTGTATTTTCTGCTATGGCTACAACATACCACATAGTCTTTTGATCAGCACTGATCATAGCATCTGTGATGACACCACCTAAGAACGCACTTCCATAAACTACAGGTATCTTATTGTCTGTTGCAGGTGGCAATTGCACACGACCACCACCATCGCCACCTGCTTGTGCTTTGGCTATTGCTCGTTTTGCTAATAATCTACTGACACCAATGCTTAATGCTGTGGTAACAACAAACTTTACTACAGCGGCTACTGTGATCTTTGCGATTGCGGCTGATACGAATGCGACTACTGGTGCCATATTATTCCTCTACACTTATCCATGTTTCTGCTGTCTTCTCATAGCCAAAACGTGTGAAGTCAATCTCAAACATAGGTTTGGCTGTGTTGATAGTATGGAATCTTATTCTTTTCTTTTCTATCATGTCTTGGCATAGTTCTTGATATTTTTGTAACATCAAATAACCTGCTCTTGTATGACGATATTCTTCATCGACATACCATAACAATTCATTCATCAACAATGTTTTTTCTGACCATACATTAGGTGTTATCAATGCCATCATGATGCCGATGGGATAATCACTTTCTGCGATCAATACTAATCCACCACCGTTGATAGCAGTAGCGAATAACATATTGAGGTATTCGTCATTTAATTCAACATCGAAATTACCTATGTCACCTTTCTCATGTATCTCATGAACCATCTTGATGAAATATGGTAGATCGAATTTATTTGCTAATCTTATGTTCATTTGTTTAATTCTCTTGCATTTGATCGTTGCCACCTGGGCCAGTACCTGGGTTACCACCTCTGCCTGGTACTGTGACTTTACCTTTTGGATCTTGTCCAAAGTCGAACTGCACACCTGATATAGCATAAACTTGATTCATACTAGTATCTGTGCTATTGAAGAACTGCCAACTTTCCTTGTTTGTCTTTCTTCCTGCAATTCTATTTTCTAACACAGTCTTATAACTGCTAGCGTTGATGCTTACTGTGAAATTGTCATCTTGACCTTCACGATCTTCTGTGATAGCATATGTAGTCACGATGCCGCGGAATCTTTGATAGACTGGGCTTTCCAATACCATGTTTGCATCATAGAAACCACGATATATTTCCATCTCGCTACCGCGTATCTTTGTTGCCAATACAGTGTATATGTTGTTGCCATCGATACCACTCAATGATATGGTAGTATCGCCTGATGTCACACGAATATTTCTAGGTTGTGTTCCAACTTGTAATAGTCCTTGCAGTGCGCTATACACATTACCATCGATTGTCTCATTTTTATAACTTGTGCTTGCAGTCAATACTGTGACATTGCTTGCAGTACCTGTGCCTGTACCTGCACTGTTCGCAGTGAAGTACGTACCAACTGCATTGCTATTTGCACCAATCGCAGTCCAATTTGTATTACCTGAAGTCTGTATGATGTAAGTAGTGTTGGCAGTGATATTGGCAGCAACAGTTGGAGGATATTCATTGAATATCGTGAGTTTCACGAACTCTGCACTGTTGATCTGCGTAGCATTATTACTTACTTGAGGTATCGATTGCATTATGCTGTTCCTACCCACTCGTAAAGAGTGAAATCATCATTGAATTCTATCAATGCGTTGTTTAATGTTGTTCCATTGCTTCTTGCATATCCACCTGGTATCAACTTGTATGTAGGCATGTTAGGGCAAAACATGTAAAACTCACATGCATTACCTACAGTCAATCCTGATCCTGCTACTGAACCTGTGATGATATTTGGTCTATTAGTAGTCACTGTGACTGTGCTACCTGTACCACGCAATATTTGCGTAGTGCTAGTGAATGGATATTTGTTATTACCAATTTGTATCAAATCGTTTGGCTCAAATATAACTCTAGTGCTAGGTACTACAGGTAAACCGCTCAATACTAATTGATTGCCTACGAAACTTTGAACAGTAAGATTATTAATTTGATCCT